CCCTCATTTCAAAGGGCAAGTGACCGTCAACAAGATGGAGAACAGCCCTAAGGCTTATTCCAGCTTCTGGAAGAACGATGGCAACGGCGCTGGCAGCAGCAGCCGCTCCTCGTCTTCTGACGATCTCTTCTGAGCTTCATCTTGGTGGTCATAGGGCGGCTAATGCCGCCCTTTTCTTTTCTTTTCTTCTGATGACTCTTCTTTCCGATAAAGAAATCAGCATCCTCGCTGAAAACGACATCATCTTCCCTTTCACTGGCGAGAAGCGCCGTGAACTTGACAATGGCACCAAGGCATTGTCCTATGGCCTGTCGCACGCTGGTTACGACCTCCGCCTGTCCCCTAAGGGCTTCATGGTCATCGACAACAGTCAAGAGGCCAAGGCACTGGATGTGAAGCGTTTTGATGAGAGCATGATGTATGAAGCCACGCCCATCGAAGAACTTGGCAGCACATTTTTTGTTTTGCCTCCTTTTTCCTACGCATTAGGCGTTAGTCTTGAACGCATCACAATGCCCAACAATGTGATGGGCATATGCGATGGGAAAAGTACGTATGCACGTCAAGGCACCATCATTAACGTTACGCCAATTGAGCCTGGTTGGTCTGGCTTTCTCACTATTTGTATTGTCAATCCCCTGGCTTTTCCGGCTCGCATTTATGCCAATGAAGGCATAGTGCAAATCATGTTTATGCAGCTTTCTGGCGACGTAGGCCAAGCCTATGGCAAAGGAAAGTATCAGAATCAAGGCGCTAAAGTATCTTTCGCTGCCGTCTGATGCGTGAGTGCCCTTGAAGATCAGTTTCTCGGACTGTGGCAAGCTCACTATCCCGATCTCACATTGATCAGAGAATTCAGTGATGTTCCCACTTGGGAAGCTGATTTTCAAGAGCGCTATGCAAAATCAAAACGATCTAAGCGTTATCGGGCTGACTTCGCTCACCTCCCATCCAATAGCCTCATTGAAATCCAAGGCGGAACTTTCAATCGAGGCCGTCACGTTACCGGGAGTGGTTATGAGCGTGATGCCCGAAAGTTCAACCTCGCCACAATGGGAGGATGGAGAGTGTTTTTATTGACTAGCCAAACGGCCAAAGACGCCTTTTGGCTTGAGAAGATTGCCGCTGCACTTCGTCATTGACCATTTGCGTAGCTTCATCGAGCAGTTCAGCAGCAGCTTGCAAATCCCATTCTTTCACGGACATGGCTTGACGCAGCTCCAGGTTTTCCTTAACCAACGAGCCCACAGCCTCTTGCATGTTGGACCAACCTTCCATTAAATTTACTGCCACTTCCCGCAGTTTTTCCACGTCAGAGCATTCTGCAATGGCACGCTTATTGGCAGCCAAAGCGAAGTCTCTTTCTAAACTGCGTTCAAACGGACCCATGGCAGCAATGTAAGGACGGCCTTGATAGCTTAACTCTACTGGAATAGAGAAATGCGTGGACATTATTCCAAAACTGTTTGCTTTAGCCTAACCAGGAGGGGCTATGGCAGACAGTTTGTTTACAAGGTGGACGATGGAAAGAAAGCCGTAATTAAAGCTACGGAGCACCGTCCATTTCAGCTTCCACACACCCCACTCGATCACGAATGGTGCCCTGGAGAAGAAGTGGTATATGTGCAGCCAACAGCAGCAGGATGGATGCTGACTAGCATTGTCGGTACTCTCATTGGTTTTGTTTTTAATGGTGGAAAGAAACGGGCAGTAGTTGTCTGGCATTCAGAAACCAAGATCTCGCCTACAATCAGCTTGCAGCGTTTACGCCCGGCCTCTCTGTTTCATGGTTCCCATTAACTCCTCTATTGATCCTTTGAACGATGGCATCAGCTTTGTGCGTCTTATTGACTGGATGGGCAGTTCTATTGATATCGTCTGCGATGCTCGCCAATCTTTTGGCCAAAGCAGCGCTGAATGGTCGGAGAAAGACCAAAAACTCCTGAATTATTTAGTTAAGCATCAACATACCAGCCCGTTCCGTGGTGTTGTAACAAAGTGGCAAGTAAAAGCTCCCCTCTTCATTGCTCGGCAATGGTGGAAGCACGTTATTGGCGGCACTTATGCCAATGACCAATTGGGCTGGAACGAAAAAAGCTTTAGATATTGTGAAGCTGATAGTGAAGAATTTTACATGCCTCGTGAGTTTCGCCAGCAAAGCGATAGCAATAAACAAGCCTCAGCCGGCCCCCTGGAAAGCCGCTCCAATGAGATAGCCATGATTGAATATGCCAAGGGCTTGCAGGCCGCCAAAGGCGCTTATCAGACGCTCATGGCGCTTGGTGTGAGTAAAGAACAAGCTCGTGGCGTACTGCCCACGTCGCTCTATACTTCCTTCACCTGGACCTGTAGTTTGCAAGCATTGCTGCATTTCATCAGCCTTCGCTCACCAGCAGATGCTCAAGGTGAAATCCAAGCCTATGCTCAGGCACTATCCTTGCTGGCACGGCCTCTGTTCCGAGAGGCTTTTGATGCTTTTGAAGCCAATGACTGTTCCTTTTGAAGGTCGCCCTAAAGTGTTTGATCCAGTTAACAGCCCCATGCACTATGCATCTGGTGGCATCGAGGCCATTGAAGCACTAGAAGCTTGCATGAGCCCTGAAGCCTTTCGCGGCTTTCTCAAGGGCAATATCGTCAAATATGTTTGGCGCTATGAAAATAAAAACGGCCTGGAAGATTTAAAGAAAGCCAAGTGGTATCTAAAGGCTCTCATCTTTGCCATGGAAATGGAGCAAGAGAAGGAAGCCCTTGATGCCATTGAAAACAATTGTAAAGACGGCTTCTGCCCCATGCCTGGCGCTCGCATTGGAGAAAGGGCCATTGATGAGCCCATGTTCTCTCCTATCAACGATTGCTAAGCAGCGCAAACTGTTCCTAATAGAAAGCCCCCGACAATGGGGGCTTTTTCTTGCGAAGGAATATAAAGGCCGCGATCCTCGGCATATGCTTCCACATCTTGCAGGGAGGTGTGGGCACTGACAAAGCTATGGCAATGCACCCAGCTCGTCAAAATTTCTTCTCGACGAGGCGTCCAGAATTGTTGCGGCCTCCACCATTCAAAAATACGCTCTGCCCCTTTATCTAAATTACAGCTCTTGCAAGATGGCACTAAATTATATTTTGCAAAATGTGGACCTCCCTTGCTTTTGGGAACAATGTGGTCCAAAGTAAGCTTTTCGTTCCACTTGCCGCAGTAGGCACAGGCACACTGCCCGAACGGTCCTTTCAGTGGATAGTCTTCAAAAATGCTTTTTCTAAATCGGCGTCGTGCATCTCCAGGGCGAAGTTCAATGAGAGAATGTAACAGCTCATCGGGACCATTCGCTACTTGCATGGGAGCATATTTAATTTTCTTGCCACTAATCTAACGGCTCAATTTGCCTCAATGAGAATGTTTATAATTAATAAATGCGCTGCCAGCAATGAAAAACTTTCAAGAAGGTTTTGCTAATTTTGTGGCCACATTAACGGCTGGCATGCTGCTATCCACTGGCGCAATGTTAATTACAGTAGGGAACCAACAAGTTAAAGTAGCCACGCAAATTGAAAGCATCACGGAAAAGCTTGACACTCTTACGGAAAATATCACCACTCTTGAAACTAGGGTGCGTTCTTTAGAAATTCGACGCTAGGCTGTAAATATAAATTCGCTTATCAAACAATGAGCGGCGCTGAATGGTTTGTTATTGGTGGCATTTTAATTGCTGCTGCAGATCAAATTCTTGATCGTTCCCCTTGGAAAAGCAACAACGTGCTCCAGCTTCTTCTGGAAGGACTGAAGACTATTTTCCGCGTGAAGGGCTGAGGCTTAGTCATGTGGGCTGATAGTAGGGCGTTCTGGAATGAATGCTTCCAGACAGCCCGTCGTTGCGGCGCTCGCTATCCCGAGCTTGTCGCAGCACAATGCTGCTTAGAAAGTGGCTTTGGTAAGCACACTAGTGGCAAAAACAATTATCTTGGCTTGAAGGGACCTGGCACTGCCACAACCACTCAAGAATGGTACGACGGTCAGTGGGTGACCATTAAGGCTGGTTTTATTGATTTTCCCAGCCTTGCTGCATGCATTGATTATCTTGTCACTCGCTGGTATAAAGACTATCGTCATTTCAAAGGTATCAACAATGCGCCCAATCGTTACGCAGCGGCCCGTGCATTAAAGGAGCAGCACTATGCCACTGATCCTGACTATCCAATAAAACTGTCTAAGCTAATGAAAGAATATGCCCCTGAATCAACGCAAATTATCATGATTGGTCCCAAGAAAAAGCCCCAACAGTTTGGTTTTAAAAAGGGAGATTCCCATCTCATTGTTAATGACATAAGTGAAACAATGAAAGCCTTTAATTTTGAAGGCGAATTTTTATGGGAAATTCCTTGTCTTGCTCGCGGGCAATATTCTGACAATGAATTTAAGCTGCAAAATTCTGACACGCCGCCTGGCGTTTATAAAATTGGTGCCATTTACAAAGACTATGAAAGCAAGAAAGATAAGCCCGCCTATGATCGCACTCTTATGGCCTATGGTTGGTATAGTTTTGATTTAATTGATTTAGAAGGGCAAGAAACTGGCATTGGCCGCGCCGGTCTGATGATTCATGGGGGCGGCAGTGCATGCGGCTGGCCTGGCGCATGGGCGCCCAAGCAACCTCTTTTCCCAACGCATGGTTGCGTGCGCTGTCATAATATTGATCTTCGTGATCGCATTCTGCCTCTCACTAAAGCTGGCACCGTCTTTGCCAGTGTTTTCCAAGAAGGATGAGCGGCCAAAGCTGGTTTAATGCTTTGTGCTATGAAGCAGGACTGTGGGCCGTTACAAAACGGCCCTCTCTTGCTTTTCAACCATGGTTCAAAATGCTCATGGCTTATTGCCGGCCAGATTGGGCAGAGTGGAAAACCAAAATTGTCATGGAGAAAGTAGATGAACAAGCGGCAGTATTAGTAAAACAATGGGAAAAGGAAGAAAGAGAAACAAAAGCCAATGCTTTGGCTGATCAAGCTAAAAAGCTTTTTCCTGATGCCATTATCACGCCATTGCCTAATGCCATTGTTCCTTCCGTCATGATTGAAAAAGCCCCGCCAGCGGATGCCAGCGAGGCCGTGAAGGCCCTCGGAGGAGAGCTTCGCATCACTTACCAGCTCAAAAGCCCAGAAGAGCTTTAAGTCGGTTCCATTTGGCCAGTTCCTCTTCGTGGTAACTGGTCCACGAAGCAATGGAATCAATCAGCCCTTGCTTGGCCTTGGCTGCATCGCCATCAGTAAGAAGCTCCTGAAGAGCTTCAGAGATCATTTCAATTTTTTGCTCGTACCATTTGTCAGGCCACAGTTCAGGATTCATGGAAAGAAGGCGTTTGCCGCCATCTTAGCCCTAATACGAACCACCATCAATCTCTACGCCATCAATGCTGCCGCCAGTGATGCTCACATTATTGGCATTCTGTGTGGACATGGTGCCAAGACCAAGCGTCGTGCGGGCAGCAGCAGCGTCAGCATCGTCAATGAGGCTACGGCCAAAACTGGTGAGCGTAGCCACATCAGCCGTGGCAGTGCCTGTGAAATAGGGCACTTTATCAGCAGCAGACGTAACGCCCGCCAATGCCGCAAGATCTGCGTCATAAGCCTGCACGTTTGTGCCAATAACCAGCCCAAGATTGGTGCGGGCTCCGGAAGCAGTGGCAGCACCAGTGCCGCCATAGGCCACTGCAACAGCCGTGCCTTGCCACGTGCCACCACTAATCGTGCCAACGCTAGTAAGGCTTGACGAAACCACGCCCGCGCCCAAGGCAGTGGCGCTTAATACCTGCGTGGCATTGATATAAAAGGCTTTGCCATTGGCAAGGTCTAAATGCTCACTACTAGTCCATGCATCAGTGGCATTAGACCAATTAAAAGTTTTATCTGTAGAGCCTTTAAGGGTGATGCCGCCACCATCGGCAGTAGTATCACTAGGGCTTGCAATACTGCCAAGTTCAATATTTTTGTCGTCTACAAGAACAGTTGTACTATTGACAGTTGTAGTGGTGCCATTGACAGTAAGATTGCCGCCAATCGTGGCATCACCAATCGTGGTTAGTCCACTAACAGCAGAAAACGAAACAGTGCCAGTAAAAGTTTTATTACCACTAATAGTTTGGCTGCCAGTTAGGGTGACAAACGCTCCGCTTCCGCCAATCGCCTCAACAGTAGTGGCAGTACCTCCTGCTCCGCCAGTGCCTTTGCCGTAATAAAGAACGTCATCAACTTCATTAAAAGCAAGTTCGGCATTTGCCAGGCTCGTGGGGGCACCAGCGGCACCACTTGCACGCCTCTTAATGCGAATGGTATTCGCCATTAGTAATTACCCCCGTCCGTTAAAGACAATGAAGTGAAAGAAGAATTGGCAACAAATTGTTGACTATTTCCATCATAAACAAGCACGCTACCGTTAGTTTTAGCGCTCACGTTGACATCAGCCAAATCAGAAATATTTAGCGTTTTCCATTGCGTGTCATAATTTGCATTGCTTGTTTTTGCCAATACTTGCCCAGTGGTTCCACTAGGAATGATTCCAGGGCCAGGCACGCCTTGAGGACCATTGCCAAAGAAATCTAATTCAATAGAAGACGATGCTCCAATGGCGACAATTGGGGCGTTATTTGCCGTAACAACTATCTCATTGCCAGCTTGATTAACGATGACAACGGAAGCGTTTTCTTCCGTCACATCAACAGTGCTATTGCTTTCTTGAACAATGACTGTCATTTATAGCTCAGTCCAGGATTTAAATATGCATTGCCTTCCAAAATATAATAAGCATCATTGCTGGGCTCAGTAATTAAAACGTCATATTGGCCTTGTTCAGTAATGCCGCTTGTTCCGGAAGCTGCTAGACGAATTTTAAAAATGCCACTAGCCTGGCTCACATAAGACACTGCAAAATCTGCAAGTTTATTAATGCCAAGGCGATCATACAATTTGGAAGCAATTGTATATCCACTCATATTGACAGGCGTGCCAGCATTATCTTTGTATTGCACCTGCAGCTCAAAAGTGGCGCCTTGATAGATTGTAATATCGTGCTTGCCGGGAACAATCATTTCAAAACGCCTTTTCTTTCATTGTAAGCAAATTAAACCACTTCCACCCAGCCAATCATGCCAAGTGCTTTAGAGCTTGCGGCGCTATCTACTGTCAACACAAGAATGTCGCTTTCGCCTGATGCATTTTGCCCTAACGATAAACGAATGGCTTCTGCCACTGCATAATTATTAGCAGCGCCTTGCGAGACAAAACCAGCATCAACAATGGTGCCGCCAGAAGCAGTGCCACTGGCAATTGTTTCTACATTGCCACGGCCATTCACTGCAGCCTGCCACGTCGCACCACTAATAGTGGGATTGAGCCGCAGTCGCCATAAAATAACATCATTGGATGCAGTGGTTGTTGAAATCCTCACTGGTAAAATTACGTTATCAGTGCGACCACTAACCATGCGAATGCCGGCAGTAACGCGCTCTCCCGAAGTGTTTGGAACTGCGCTTAAATCATAGTTAATTGAATAAATGGCACCATCAGGCTCATAGCCACCTTCGCTTAATACACTGCAGCAAATTTGTTTTAGCGTTCGTCCAGACGCTTGAGCCGATGCATTATGAATACGATAGGACAATGGCAAAATAGCCGTTGTCATATAGACGGAAGTAAGAACGTTGTAATGATTAAATTCGTGGCAATAAATAATTTCTCCGTTAATAACAAAACCAGCTCTTACTCGCCCAACTCCCAGCCATTCAATGTCAGTAACAAGAATTTGAGCCTTGGAAATATCTAAATCAAGAAGCGTATTTAAATTCCAATCAGCTTGATTTACAACGTCCTCCACAATACTGCCAGTGGCATAGCTTCTAATGACAAATTGCAACGTTGTTCCGCTGGCCCTAAACATCACGCCATTATTATCGTTAAATAGCCCCACTTCTTGAATTAAGCCAGCAGTGGGAGTAGAGCCAACAAAGCTTTGCAGCATCATCATGCTTTTCCCTGCTTGGTAAGGAAAATTTTGTTTTGTCCGGCGCAAAACAGTGTCGCCAGAAGCAGTGGTGGTGGCCATTGCCACGCTGCTTTGATTGGTTAAAAACGTGGATGTACCACTACCAACAATTTTGTCAAACCATTGATCAGGCCGTTTGTCATAGCGCATTGTGCTATCAAACAGCGTATAAGGAGAACTGGTGCGAGCCCTGCCAAATGCATCTACAACGCCACTGTCTGGTCCTGTTTGTAAAAGTTGTCCGCGCCAATCAGCTTGAATGTGAGTTTCAAACTGTTCGTTGTTGGCAATGATTTGTCCCATAATTATGCACGAATAAGGCCAAGATTTTGCAAGGCAAGAATGACGCCGCTTAGGGCCGTCAATACTTCAGCAGTGGAAGAACCGCCACTAGGAATGGAGATGCCAGATGGACAGACGACGGGCGATGCGCCAAAGAAGCCCATCGATGCGCCACTGGCAAAAATCGTTACGCCTCCAGAAGCAGTGATGGTTCCAGAAATGGTTGGGGAAATTAAAGCGGAAGACGAAATACTGGTGGCGGCTAAAGTGCCTCCTGAAAGAGTGGGGGAATTGACCGTGGAAGAAGCAAAAGTACCTCCGGATACTGTTGGCGAATTAATTGTGACATTGTTTAATGTGCCGCCAGAAATAGTTGGGGAAGTGATAACTGCATTGTCATAAGTGCCACTGCTAACTGTGGCTACGTTAGTGATGGTGCCGGAAAGCGTTACGTTGAAAATTGTGCCGTCTTCAAACGTTGAATTGTCAAGAGTGCATTGATCAACAATTGCATTGGACAATGCCGTGCCATTGGCCGTGCCTCCATTAATTGTTGGCCCATTAATCGTGGCGCCAGTAATTGTTGCCGCTTGATAAGTGCCGCCAGAAATGGTCCCTAAAACAGTGGTGCCGGAAATAGTTAAATTACGAAGCGTCAGGCCAGAAGCCGTGGAAGTCCACGATGCGTCATAATCTACGCTTGTAGCCTTGGTAATAATTTGCCCCACGCTACCGCCAGACGGCAACGTACTCTGTCCCATCGGTCCTTGCACGCCAGGGATGGACAAACCAATAGCAACTGGCTCACCACTAACAACAGTAAGAATGATATCGGGCATGATTAATTCCTAGAACAAGTGCCGGAAACAGTGCAAACGCCTTTTAGCCAGTAATAACGATCTCCACCGGCTTGCGTGGCACTCACGTCATAATTATAAATTCCTACTTCTAGCCCACTTGAAACAGTGGGCGATAACGTTAGCTGAAAAATTCCACTAGCTGCATTTGTAATAGCTGGTACAAAACTTGCAACAATTTCTCCGTCCAATGCGCCGCAAATATCGCTATCAATGGTATATCCAGAAAGATTGATGGGAGTGCCGCCGCTTTGCGTAGCAGTAATCTGCATGCGGTAAGTGGAGTTTTGCAGCACCACTATGTTGTAAGTGGCGGGATAATACATTTCTCCCTTTTCTCCCCAACTGTTTTGTTTTATTATAGCCTTGCATTGTTTTAAACAAGAAAAAAGGAGAGCATTGCTCTCCCTTGGCTTTATTTACCTTGACCTCGCATGAGCTTGCGCCCATGAGAAGCTTTGCTATTTTTTCCTTGCCCTTGCTTCGTGGTTTTGGGCTTGCGGATGATAATGCGCTTTGACGAAGAAGCGCCAACTTTGCTTTTTACGGCCAATGGTGGACGTGCGAAAGCACTATATTAGCTAGCCCAAGGCACGCCGGCGCCCGTGGTCGGGGCAATTTGTTGCTGAATTTGAGCGGCAAGAGCGGCTTCAATTTCAGCCACTTTCTCCTCGCCAATTTTCTCCTTCGTCCATTCCACTACCATTTCAGCAGTGAGATCAGCATACGGAATAAGCGAATCGGGCTCAGGCGGTTCAAGACCGAGAGAGCCATACGCCCCCGAACGGTAAGTGCCGTCAAAAGCATCAATGGTGTAATGAATGGTGTACACCACACCATCTGATAGCGTGCGCTCAAGATTAGCGACGCCCCAAGTAAATTCAATGGAAGAAGCCATGATTAACAAAATAGCCTGCTTTATTGTAAGAGCAAATTACAGCTCCGGCATTTCGTACTCCTTGGTGGTATTGCAATAATGCTTAAAAATAATTTCACTGGTATTACCAGCCCAGTTTGCCACCTGTGGCACTGGAATGCCCGCCTCAATCCAGCGGCTAATCGCGGTGTGCCTGCAATCATAAGGGCGATAAGCATGACTAATTAACTCTGCTTGGTGTAATGGCTGCAGTTTTTTACGAAAATAACTCTGAAACGCCAAGCGATCCCATGGAAAAATATATTCATTGTCTTGAGAAAGTTGCGCCATAATTTCTTGACATTTATTGTTCAATGGCACCCATCGCTTTTTGTTTGTTTTAGTACTATCTTTTAATCCATGCGTAAGGGTCCAGTTTTGATGCACAAGAATCTTGTTGTCCTTGATATCGTCCCATCGCAATGCTCTTACTTCACCAGTTCGCATGGCGGTTTGAAGCATAAATTCTGTATACCAAGCCCAGTTAACATTTTTATAAGTTTGCTTGGCTTCTAGTGCTGCAAGGACTAATCCCACTTCATCTCGCGGAATTACAACAATTTCCTCGTTTCTTTGCGGAGCTTTAGGCATTTTAAAGCTTGCAAGAGGATTCTTGTCCAAGTAACCCACGTCTTCTTGTGCTGCCCAGCGAAACATTGTTTTTGCATACATTGCGACGCGTCTAGAAGAAAGCACCGGCTTTTCTCCCAACACCCAAATCATGATTTTGCGTGCTTCATTTAAGTCTTGAATTGGGCAACGCTTTAACCATTTTGTTACTTGCCTGTAGTCGGAAGTCAAGCTGGTTGGACATAGAGAAATGGAGCGCTCTTCCAAGAAGGCGCTCCAAA